GCCAAGAGTGCCTTGGAAGGATTGGCCATACAAGTGTATGAAGATTCTAAAGGACCTATGCGTGAAGGTGTGCAGATGTTTACCAAGTCTATTCAAGATTTGAATGCATATATAATAAAGAGCGGAGTGGCTAAGAATATAGGCAGAGCATTATCAAAAGGTCTTAAGCAAATGGAGAGCGCAGGCAAAGGCGTTATTGAGTTCGGTAAGTTCGCAATGAAGCACTCAAGTGTAATCCTTGGACTTTTATCCGGTATGGCAGCAGGTTATGCCACATTAAAAGCCGTTGTGATCGGTAACAAGATAGCAAGTGGAATATCGGCTATAACAATGGCACTTTCAAACCCTGTTACAGGAGCTATTGTAGTTGGAGCATTGGCTGTATCTGCAATGGTAGGAGTAACTACAGCTCTTAAGGCTATGAGAGTAGAAGCAGGCAACAGAAGCCTTAGTAAGCATTTTGGTGACTTATCTTTATCAATGAAAGAAGTTGATATTGTGGCGGACAGGCTTGTAAGCAGTAAGTCGCTCGAGGGTGTAAGAACTGCTATGAAATCATTTGATGAGGCCACAACATCAATGGATAACTTTACAGATAGCCTTAATGCAGTTAGAAAACTTAATTGGCAAGTGGGTATGGGTATCAAGCTCAGTGATGAAGACAATGCCGCATATAAAGACGACATTGAGAATATGATATCTTCCCTGAAACAATCTGTAACAAGCGAACAGTACGGTATGGATGTGAATCTTGCTTCTATACTTGGAGATAATCCGAACATGGAAGGTATAAGAGCTTCTTTTAATAATTACTATACTTCAGTGTACTCTGAACTTGACAAACTGGGTGAGGAGATGAAAACTGCAGTCAATGATGCATTCAATGACGGAATACTTGATATAGATGAGGCTAAACATCTTGAGGAACTTGAAAAGCAGATGGCGGATATGAAGGCCAAGTTGGCAAATGACAATCTGCAGTCTTCTTTTGATGTTATCAATGCTTCAGGTCTTGGTAATCTTACGCCTGAAAGTTTTAAAGATATCATATCCAAAACAACAGAGAAAGCGAATGAAGCAATGGCCGCTTTCTCAGAGAGTCAGGAAAAAGCACTTGCAAGCTTACACGCACAGTACAAGGACGGCTTTTTATCAGAAGGCGAGTTTAATAGACAGTATGACATTATTATCAACAGCATACTTGATAATCAAGGCAAGACTATAGGAATGGCTGTAAGCTCACTTACTAAGAATATAAAGGATTCATATTCTACGGAAATGCAGGACTTGATGCCGGAGCTGAATGATGTAGTAAACAATGCAATAAACAACGAAGGAAACCTTTACGCACTTAAAGAGCAAGGTGCGATAGCATTCACAGGTATTAAAGATAGTTTGTTGGACGGAATGAAAGTAGATTCGGCTACTAAAGAAGCTATGTCACAGCTGTATAAAGAGTTACAGCCTGACATGGAAAAGATGAATGCGATTGCAGAGAGCTACAAGAAAGCAGGACTACAAATACCTGACGAGCTGGCAAATGCGTTACATGAATCTGCTACTATAGGAGCATTGGCAGGTGATGAGGCGAGCCTTTGGTATCTATACGGTGAAAAGATTGCCAATGATCCGAATTATGCTGAGATACTCAGTACAATGCAACAGCAGGGAGTAGAGATACCGCAGGCATTACTTAATGGACTACAGGCAAGCGGAGTACTGGATCAGGCAGGTAATATAGTGTATGGAAAGATAAATAATTCTGTACAGTCTGCAATGGCTACGCCGATAAAAGCCGTGGCCAAGTTCGATCTTGAAGCTGTGTATAATGTTAGCCCTAATGTACTTAGCAATAAGGCCAGAGCGGAGGCACAGGCGGCGGCAGTAGGTAAGCAAATTGCAAGCTTAAAAACAAATAAGATAACAGGTCTGCCGGCATATGCAAGCGGTGGGATTATTGAAAAGCCTACCTTGGCCACTTTCGCAGAGGAAGGACCGGAGGCGGCTATACCGCTTGACGGCTCAGCACGTGCTATATCTTTATGGCAAAGAGCCGGAGAGATACTTGGGACACTTGGCGGTAAGTCAAAAGCAAGTGGAAGCTTGGAGAAACTTGAAGGTACAGATACATCAGGAGGAAGTGTGGTGGTGAACTTCTCTCCGGTACAAAACTTCTCTGCCGGTACTACAGCTGAAGAAGTTCAAAGAGTTAATGAACTCAGCTTTGAAGAGTTTAAAAGAATGTTTGATAGATATGTAAAAGATGGTAGAAGACTGGGATTTACATAAATGAAAGATAGAATATATATAGCAGAATCGGGAGATACTTGGGACAGTATCTCCTTTAAGATTTATGAAGACGAGTTTAAGGTTGGACTTTTAATGAATGCGAATAAGGACTTGATGTATATCTTTGTTTTTGGTGGTGGCGAAAGAGTAAAGATACCTGAGCTACCCGAAGATGTGAGTAGCTCTTTACCTGATTGGAGAAAGTAATGGCAAGGTATACGGATTTAAGCCTGGTATATGAGGGCAAAGAAGCAAGCAATATAGGTACTGTAGAGAGCTTTACCTATGTTGATGAAGCTGAAAATAATGCAGATAATATCAGCATTACTATTGACAATGTGGATAAAAGGTGGGCGAACGGCTGGACTCCTAAGCTGAATGATAAGATAGCAGCTAAAATAGCCTGGACTGATGAGAATAATAAAAAGAATAAGATTGACTGTGGTTCCTTTGCTGTAGATGACTTTTCTATATCATCAAGTCCTTTAACTTGTAGGATAAATGCCACTATAAAGCCTGTAAAAAATGAATTTAGTGTGACTCCGAAGTCAAAACTGTGGAAAGATGTATCAGTAAAGCAGATAGCACATGAGATAACAAGCACATCAAGTCTTAACCTGGTATATGACAGTGATGTGGAGGATAAGATAAAGGAGCTTGAGCAGTCCAATCAAACGGACTCATCTTTTCTAAAGTCTCTTTGTGACAAGTATGGACTGAGCCTAAAAGTATATGATAATAAAGCTGTAATCTATGATGTTGCAAGATATGAGGACAAAGACAGTGTAGCCGGCATAAAGCCTGATCAGTGTACACAGTGGACTTATAATAACAGTATTTTAGGAACTTATACAGGAGCCGTTTTTTCATATACCAATTCTAAAGACAATAAGACTATATCTGTGACGGTAGGCAAAAGTGACAGGCTTTTATATATCAATGAATCTGCAGATGATGAAGCTGATGCAATGAAAAAAGCAATTGCGAAAGTGAATAAATCCAATAGAGATCTTATTACTATGAGTCTTGAGTTGGTAGAGCCTATGCTTATAACAGCTACAAATTGTATTGATCTGTTTGGATTTGGTGGTGAGATAGATGGGAAATACTTTATAACAAGTATAAATCATAACATAGCAGGTAGCGGATACAGTCAAAGCCTTAGTCTTAGAAGAGTGATATCAAGGATAGGAGCAGGCGGTAAAGAAGATGGCCAAAAAGAAAATGCATCTAAAGAAAACAGCGGTGCAGCGGATGGCATGGAATATATAGTAAAAAAAGGTGATAATCTTTGGAACCTTGCAAAGAAGTACTTGGGTAAGGGAGTGAAGATGAAAGAAATATATGAGGCCAACAAGGATGTGATTGAGAAGGAAGCAAAGAGACATGGAAAGAAAGATTCAGATAACGGTCACTGGATTTGGGAAGGAACGAAGCTAAACATACCGGGTGGAAAGAAGGATTCATGAATGATGTAATCAGAATAGGAAAAGTATCAAGTATTGATTATGAAAAAGGAATGATATCTGTCTACTATGAGGATAGAACCGCCATGGTAACAAGTATTATGCCGGTACTTAGTAATAGCCGATATAAGATGCCTAAAGTAGGCGAGTCAATACTTGTAGCACATCTTAGTAACGGTACTAATGCAGCAGTTGTTCTTGGTACGGTTTTTAATGATGCAAATATTCCTAAAATGTCAGGTCAGAATGTGTATTATGAAGAGCTGTCTGATAGTACGATGATAAGCTCTGATGGCATAGATATAACATTGAAAGCAGTTGCAGGAAGTATAAATGTATCAACTCTTTTAAATCTTATAAAGCGTGTAGAAGCTTTAGAAAGAAGGTGATCATGAGAAAACTTGGAAGCTGGGGAAAAGACCTGGTATTTTTTGTATCAAGCGATAAGGTACTCACTTTTAAAAAGCTTGGTAGAGAAGTTTCATCAAGGTGGGCAAGTCATACTCCGACATTTGGAAAGCCTAAAAGAGAATTCTTAGGAGCAGATCTTGAGACAATTACGCTTGATATCACTTTGAATGCTTTTTTGGGCGTGAATGTTACCAAGACCATTAAGAAACTTGAAAGTGCATTAAAGATTGGCAGAGCAAATTATATAGTGATTGGTGGTAAAAGGATTGCAAATTATAAATTTAATCTGACAAAGATAAGTGAAGCCTACAATGTAGTATATAGAGACGGTTTTATATCTGAAGCTGATATCACATTAACATTTACGGAGTATCATTGATGAATATTAAAGTGGATTTTACGACAGATAGCAGTATCGATACTGAGCTTTTAATATCAATACAGACTTTGTGCAGCACTTATGAAGGCACAATCCCTTTAGATAGACGGGTTGGACTTGATTCAAGTGTGATATCTGAAAGTATTGATATCTCAAAAGAGATAATTACTGCAGATATTTTTGACAA